TGCGAACCTGGACCTGGCCCATCTCTAGGACTTCGATCTTGTCGACCACGACCGTTTTCGTGATTGCCATCGTTACTCCTCTACCAAATAGGACATGTTGAGCCACAAGTTTTCGTTGCCGCCGAACCATTCCGCAGACGCGTCGTCATAGGTGCCCGTTCCGGTGTTGAAATCGCCGCGGACGTAAAACTTCGCTTCATTCGAGTACGGAAACGCGATGGCGTTGCGGGTGTCGCTCTCACCGCGAAACAAGTTGAAGGCTGAACCCGACTCTGTCGTCCAACTGGCGTTCTTGCACGTGAACGGCAGGCCGGTAACGCGCAGCTGACCGGTCGGGCTGGACACCGCCGAGACGATGACGCCGCCGCCCACCCAGCAGAGCTTCCCGATCTTCACATACGACATCGTGTTGTAGGACCCGTGGACGGTGATCGTCCCAGACGTCGAACACTCCAGGCCGACCACAAATGTCCCTTCTTCATAGTCGTCCAAAGTATTCGCGTTGGCACTGTTCAGGTTGTCGAGCTTCAGGCCGCCACCGGAGGTCGTCAACTGCAATGTCGTCCCGTCGTATGTGGCGCTCGATTCGGCGACGATCTCGCTGGCCGACGAATAGGTCCCGAGGCCGTTCGCAGTTGAACCGGACCATTCGATGCCGCCGCCGACCTCGACCCACGCCGACGCGTTGTAGACGTAAACCTTGTTGGTGTCCTTCAGGTATGACACCTGGCCTTCTGCCGGCGAGCTGATCGCCGACGAGCGCGCCGACGCGTCGTTGTGGACCGACACGACCTGGTCCATTAGATAATTTTGGACGTCGGCCGTGGCGGTCAGAATCGCGCCGGCGCTGAACGTCTTGTAACCGGAGGGTGCCATCGTTTCTCCTAAGGGGCGAGCTTGTTCTGGTCGAGCAGGCCGTCGATTTCGGAATCCAGAATGAAGAACTGTGATGCGCCGCTGCCGCTCGTCGTGACGCGCATCGTCCAATCGCCGGGCGTGATGTCGTGTCGGACGCCTTCACAGCGGACGACTTCCAACAGGTCGATACCGCCGCCGGCCGGTCGGAACCGCACCGAAAAGCCGTCCCAAACACCCATTTTGACGACCTTCTCGGCTTGCGCCTCTGTCATCGAGCGCGGTTTGCATTCCATAGCCGAGATGCGAAGCACAGGCGTCGAATGCAGGGCGACGAAGTTGGTGCACGCTTCCAGCACGTCGGCGTCGTTCAGGTTCAACAGGTTACGCCGGACAATGGTTCTGATGCCGTACGCCGGCTGGCCGATCACGTTTTCGTCGTAGGTTTTGTCGGTGCCGGTCGACCCGGCGTAAATGCCCCTTGTGTAGAGCAGCTCAGATCCAAACTGCGTCACAATCGACGTGAAGGGCGGCGTGGCGGTCGTGGTCGACGACCCGCCGAACGTCAAACCGGTCGCCGACGACGACGCAAAGCGTTTCTTGTACGTCAGGACGTTGCCGCGGTTCGCCGCTGTCGCCGCCGCTGCCGCCGGGATGCCATGCCGGCAGTAGATGGCGCCGTCCTCGGACTGGGCGAGGCGCGCCAGGTACGTCGACGTTTGCAGCCGGGCGACCGTTTCGGCGGCCATCGTGATCGACGACGTGTCCACCGCCCGATCCAACGGCGACGACTCGTCCGGGTAATCGACCTGGGCGTTGTCCAGGATCGCGGTGAACCGGGCCGACCCGACCTGCTCAGCGAACGTCGCGTTGCCGGTCACGCCGTTGATGTTGTCGACCAGTTCGGTGCGAGCCAGCTTCGACAGGCCGTCGGACGCCTTCACGATCAGAACACTTTGGGTCTTGTCGGGGAAATGAACGTCGATGTCGTCGCACAGGCCGCGGAACAGGGGCGTCGAATTGCTCGCCGAATTGAAATTCACCCCGACGCGGACTTCGGCGTTGATCCACTGGGCGTCCGAATAGGTGCCGCCGCCGAGCGGGGTGTATTTCGCGTCGTCGTTGTTGAGTGAGATATGGCACGTTCCAGCTGTGAACGTGTCGAGGACACGCTGACGGCCAACGTCGATTTTGATAGCGCGAACGTCCGAAGTTACGTCCCGCAGCGACGCGCCGAGGATGATCTGAACAGAAAACGTAGGCGAAGCCATCGGCTAGGTAGCTGCCTGCTGCCAATGCGGCGGCAAAGGCCCGTTCAAGTCGACATGGCCGCCTAACGCGTCGACGACCTCCTGGCCTGTGACCCCGGTGATGTCGAAATGGTTGTTGTTGATAGTCGTCCCGCCGAGCAGGTTCTGGGCGCCTGCTGTCCCCAGCCACTCCATGATCTCGGCATCGGTCGGTAGTGCGACGGGTCCAGGGACCATCGGCCCGGCCGGTGGGACGACGGGTCCAGGAGGGACGACGGGTCCAGGGACCATCGGCCCGGCCGGTGGGACGACGGGTCCAGGAGGGACGACGGGTCCAGGGATATCCGGACCGGCCGGTGGGATGATCGGCGCATCGACGATCGGCACATCGACGATCGGCACATCGACGAACGGTGAAGGGATATCCGGACCGGCCGGTGGGATGATCGGCGCATCGACGATCGGCACATCGACGAACGGTGAAGGGACCATCGGACCGGCCGGTGGGATGAACGGTGGGTCAGGTGTCAAACCGGGGGCCGGGATCATCGGACCGGGTGTACCGTAGAACACCTCAAAGGCGGCGCGGCCGGCTGCCTCCCAGTCGCCGCGGTCCCAATCCGGGTTCAGCGAACCCAGCTCGTTTTGGATAACAGCGCCCAGAGCGTTCAGACGCAGGTCAGCGATCGCATCGTCCAGGTTGTTTTGGATCTTGCCGCCCAGGTCGAGCTGGTCCAACACCTGACCGAAAACAAAACCCGCCGGGCTGGCAATCGCCCCGAACAGCGCCAGGGCAAACCCGGCCGTACCCTTCACGAAACCGTTTTGGACAGCCTGACCGGCGAGGACTGCGCCCTGCTCCCACGACGGATCCTCGAAGAAATCTGACACAGCCGGCATCACGACCTCGACGAGGTGTGTGACGAGCGCCGTGAACGCCGGCAGGAGCGCCGTACCGATCTGTATTTGCAGTTCCACCCACTGGCCGGCGAGCCGTTTCGACACGTTCGTCGCCGAATCCGCGGTGCGGGCGAAGTCGCCCATCGCTGTCTCGCCCTTTTCTAGGATGAGGGCGTAAGCGGCCTGCGATTTGATCGCCGGGGTAAGAGCCTCCTTCGTGTTCTTGATGATGCCCATCGACAGGGCTTTATTTTTGATCGTGGCGGCGTCGAGGAGGATGCCGAGTTTGCGGAGCGGTTCGGCTTCGCCAATCAGGCCGGCCCGCAGCGCGGTAAGGGCCGTTTCGACCGAAACGTCGTGCAGGGACGACAGGTCACCAGCCAGGCCGGTGAGGGTCGTAGCCATCGACGCGGAGACTTCCTGCGACATGCCCATCGCTTCGCCGAGGCTGGCGAACACGCCTGTGGCTTGCAGCGCGGCCAGGTTCGTGACACCGAACGACTCCAGCGACGTATCGGCGAACGCTTCGACCGCTTTCGACGACTCGCCCAGGAGCAACTGGTTTTTGCTTAGGGCCTCCTCCATCGCTGCGGCCTGGTCGATCATCGGTTTGAGGGCCATCGCCGCGCCGATTGCGGTGCCAGCGATGGCACCGAACCCGATGCCGGCCATGCGCGTGGCGCGCATCAGCTTGTCGGACATCAGCTGTGAGCCTTTGGAAACCCGCTTGAACGACTTTTGCAGGTTCTTGTCGCGGCCGACGAAGTTGACGGTGAGGGTCCGGGTTGGGGATGCCATTACCTCGCCACCTTTCTGAGAACCTTCTCGATGTTGTCGGTGTATTCCTTTTTGATGAACCCGTGGAGCTTGTGGATCGTCGGGAACAGGACATAACCGCCGCGACGCCGGATCGGGAACTGGTGGGTCGTCTTGCTGAAACGGCCGCCGAACTCTGCGCCCATGACGAACTCGCCGGCCGACGGTCGGTTCCTACGCCTCGACACCGCCGCTTTTCGGGCGCCGCCGATCTTGACTTTCGGAACGGTGCCCTGGACGGCCCGCAGCGACGGGACGATCGTTTCGTACTGCTGCGCCGACCAGATAACGCGGGCCTTCTTCTTCATTTCGACGACGACTTTGTCGGCGATGGCCTTATTGCCCTGCTTTATCGCCTTTTTCGTTTCAGCCGGCGCGAACCGCAGCTCGCGCAGGAACTCGTCCAGGCCGAACATCTCGATCCCGACCATCGTCCGGTTCCCAGAGGTCCGCGTAGCCATTAGCGCCGCTGCCTCGCTTTCTCCGTTTCGTCAGCCTGGTACTCCAACACCCGATACACGGCGTTCAGCACCTCCGGTGGGCACTCGATGAGCTGCATCGGGCCGATGCCTGTACGGACGGCGAGAGCCGCGATTTGCACCGTCAAGCTTGACCACCCAAAGGGCTTTCATCATCCTCGTCGCCGACCGCCTCTATGTCCTCCAGCTGGTCTAGCCACGCGTCGAACGGTTTGACGGCCGGCCCGTTGCCGGACTGGGCTTCCTGCCATGCGGCCCGGTGGGCCAGCCACGCGAGGTGTTCGACCCGGATTTCGGCCATCGCTGCGCCGATTCCTAAGCCCCAGTGTCGCTCAAATGCGACTATGGCGGCCGGTCCGGCGACCAGGGTTCGCTCGGCGCCGTCGTGGACGACGCGAAGCGTGATCTTCATGCTGTTTTTCATGTTGCCCCTCTGTTCGGGTTAGGACGTTGCGCGGGTGATGGCGCCTGTGACGGGCCAAGTCACGCTCAGGGTGCTGAGGGTGCCGATTTCGGCCGACATGGGCGTGTAGTTGGTGACGACGACGGTGCCGGCGTACGACGGATTGGTGGCGCTGACCGAGGCGCCCGTCGCTTTGAACACGAACGCTGTCGTCGAGCCGACGAGGCCGTTCAGCGTCGCGTCGACCTCGGAGGCCGCATAGTCCTGGTTGAACGTGACGTTTAGGGTCGCGTCGCCGAGGCCGGCGATCCTGGTGCGGACGGTGTCGCCGAATGCCGTGGTTTCGACGTCGTCGTAGTTGATCTCCAACGACGCTGACGTCATGTGGTCTGAGAGGTCCACGCTGTTGATTGTCAAAACAGCCGCAGCGCCCCCGATTAGTTCAGCCATGTTATTAGCCCTCCTCTGGGCGCTTCCCGGCGGTCAGGTGACCGCCGTCGATGAGTTGCTGGGCCTGCTCGTCGTCCATGTCGGACGAGAACGTCGACCCTGGTTCGTGGCCGTCAACCGCATGGTTTCCGACCACTGTGTATTCGTGCTTCTTTTTTGGCATTACGCGTAGACCTCCACTTGAAAATTCGCTCCGATGTAGTCGGTTTCGTTGGCGGTTAGTAGCCCGTAGTTCGTCATCTGCGACACCTGACAGGTGCTACAGGCGCCTCCCAGGGTGACGTCCCCCTCGATGAGGGCACGCAC